CTCGAAGTCGTAGTAGTTGTTTCTTGAACTGTCGTAGTAGTCGGGTTGGTGACAGGGACAGTCGTTGACGGGACAGTAGTAGTAGAGGTCGTCGTCGTAGTTGTGGATGAGGTTGTAGATGCCCATTCCCCCAAGCCTAATGTCAGCCCTGTAATCGTGAGGTTGCCTGGTTGGCAGCATGAGTCAGTCGAGTACTGCTGGAACGCAAAAACATCACCAGCCTCAACTTGTATCAACCCTGAACCGGTAGCAGAGTTCTGATTCGTCAGCTGTGTGATAACCCCATTGAGAATGATTTGCGGAGGGTCATACCAAGACCCATCATTGGTTTGATACGCCCATTGGAAACCGAGTTCGTTTGTCTCCTCAGGGATGGTGGCCTGCATCCGCACATAATGAGACTTCCCAGCACACGTACCACCATCAGCACCCGTCAGCTTGAACCCACCCTCAACCGGCTCAACCGAACCACCCTCACTAGCGAGACAAGACTTCGAGAACTCCCAAACACCAAACCCGTCAGCCTCAACCCGTGACGATGTGAAAAGAAAACCTACTAACGCTGGAACTAAAACTAGATAGCGGGAAGCTCGACCCAAACTTGATTTGCTTCGTCCCACGAATAATCTTTCCCATCCGCAGGGCGTTCAACTGGTGCTTGCCAATCATAGTTTGAGTCAAGCGACCAAGACTCAAACGGTTGAGGCGCAACAAACACATCAGCAGTTTCGTTGTATGTGTACCCAATACCTGCATACTGTTTGCGAATGTTGTGATTGTAAGAAGTACGAACACAAGTCTGACCACGAAAATTGCCATACCAAACTTCAGGAGTTGAACCATCAATGAGTTCAGTTTCATCTTTGCCTGTGATTACTTCTGTGACAATGTTGTTGTTATCTAGGAATGCGTAGTGTGCCATTAGACAGTTACCGTCCCTGTTCCAGCTGTAAACGTGTAAACACGAAAACCAGCGCGACTAACTGTTGAAACTGAAAAAGTCAATCCACCGCCAACAGAGGTAAACGCTGGGAATGAATCAGGATAAGCAACAATGACTACGCCACTACCGCCAGCGCCAGCGCTTCCAGCCGCGTTGTCTTTACCGCCACCGCCGCCGCCCGTGTTTGCGGTACCTGCTACTGCAGCGCCCCAAAGACCAGCCCCACGGCCACCACCGCCAGCTCCACCGGCACCACCGTTATCTGACCCTGCAATACGCGAACCGCCACCGCCGCCGCCACCACGGGTCACGCTTGAGCCTGTGATGCTTGAGGCTGTACCTGCTCCGCCGTCGCCACCACTACTCACGCCAGAAGATCTTGATGCTCCGACTGCGCTTGCACCGCCGCCGCCTGCACCACCAGTACCAAACGTACCGCCGCCAGCGGTATTGCCGCCAGCATTACCTTGTCCAGAAGGAGATGCGGCGCCACCAGTTCTTGCGGTTACACCACCACCACCACCGCCAGAACCGCCAGCAACGCCATTTGCATCAGCAAGACCGCCGCCACCGCCGCCCGTTGCGGTAACAGTAGATAGCACAGAATTATTACCGCTTGCTCCTGTATTAAGTGTAACAACTGCACCGCCAGCACCCACGGTTACCGTAAAAGATGGTGGCAAAGTAAAGTTGCTTCCGCTTAAATAACCGCCAGCACCACCGCCACCGCCAACGCTGTCACCACCCGCTCCACCGCCAGCAATGACAAGGTATTCAGCAATAATGTCAACTGCACTACCAACTCCAGCCAAGATTTGCATGACGTTATGCGCTTACGTTGCCGACCATAATCCAAGCGTCGGTATCCCACTTGAGTACGGTACAAACAGCGTATTGAGTTGTGAGTTTTAGTTTGCTTCCAGCAGATTGAATCACAGCTGTACCACCCGCAACGAAGGTTGCGGTACCAGTACCAAGCAACATAAAGTTCAACTGGTCACCGATAGCGAACGCTGTTGTTGCGTTCGCTGGGATAGTGATCGTTTGCGCTGCAGCGTTATTCAACGTCGTCAACTGACCAACCTGTGCGGTGCCAGGTGTGTAGGCCGTACCTGTTTGAGCGTTAACAGTTATAAGGCTGTTTGACAACGCTGACATTGATGCTGCGGTGAGGGTGTCACCAGGGGTGAATGTTGGACGTACTGCCATAATGCTCCTATGTTAGCCGATGATTAGTTTACGCTAACGCCTTCGTATCATCATCCAGTTCATCGGTGTCAAGGATGAAGTAGGTGTAGATGCGTGACGGGTTGGTGTACAAGGTGACGATGTGTCGATCTGGGGTGATGTCATGGCTGATGCCTTCGAGTGCCATGATCTGAGTTACCGACGCTGGGGTTGAGGGGGCTGGGAATGTTTTGGTGACCGATACTTGTGAGCCGATGTCGAGGTTGCCGATGATGGTTCGTTGTGTGTCGTTGAGGCCATTCATAACAACTTGGATGTTGCCGAACCAGAATGCCGGTACAGGGCGAATCAGGTATCCAGCAAGGTCACCTGCATCGTCCAAAGTTTCTAGAAGCGTTACCACAACAGGTGTTTCTTGTACACCGAAGTCAGCTACCGATTCCGCTGCTATTGCTTGAGCATATTGAATGGTTGTTTGAAGGTTGTCTACGGTTGGTGCTGGTGGGGCAATAGCCACGTTGACTGTGTTAACAATCGATGGGTTAGTTGGGGTGAACTCTTGAGGTCGTTGATATGAAGGTGCTACAACAGAGTCAGCGTATTCACCTACACCGATTGATTCTAAGAATTGTACGAAGTTCGGGCCAGGCATATTAGGTGTTCACAATTTCAAACGAAGAATATGGAATAGCGGTACCACCAGCGTCAGACAGCACAGCATCCAAATCTTGTAGTTCACCAACAAGGCGACGGTCAAAACCAAAAGACCCATCGCCTTTAATAAAAATGCGTCCCTGTTCAGAGTTGTTGATTCGTTGCAAATAATCCAAAACCGATGCTGATTGGTCAATAGGTGCAGTACCAAGATTGGCGACACCAACTTCTAAATCACGTTGACCAGGTTTGGTAAACAAACCTGCTTCATCAAAAACTTTATCTATACGTTGATCTGATCGTTGAGCAACAGTAGTGAACAAAGGTACTTTACGGTTGTTTAAGGAGAACAAAGCATCAGAACAGTTGATCGTCACTAGAGACCGATTCGGGTTCTCAATGCGCTGGTCGTATTCAGTTATAACACCGGTGAAAAGGTAGGTGCCGTTGCGACTGATCCGCACACCAGAGTTCAACTCAAATCCCAACCGCCCCTTAGCCGTATTCCAATAAGGCGAACCCTCATTTACCAAACTGAACCGATAGTCAGAATCCTCAATCTGCAACACCGCAGTCGAAGGCTGACCAGTAGCATCACGGAACCTGTTCTGCCTGCCACGATTGATGGATACCTGTTTAACAAACGCAGTCACATCTTGGAAATCGGTTGAACCTTCCAACAAATAAACCGTTTGGTCAAGTACACCAGCAACTGGATCGTCAAGTACGAACGCATTCGTAGTGGCACCATAATCCATCTCGACTTTGTAGGTGCCACAATTCGGGATTACAACAGCCATTCCCAGCCCCTACTTAACCGTCACAGGGATTCTGCCCTTAGTGCGATTGTAAGACTGCAACGACTCAACCACCTTCTCAGCCAAACCAGACTCAGCAATCGCAGCATTGATATTGATCTGATAAGTATCACTCGGCTTCAACGAGAACCCACCCCCAGCCGTCACCGGCACCTGACCCGTCACCCCAGCCATCGGATTAGGCATTCCACCCAAAACCTTTGGATACTTCAAAATCAGATCAGCTGTGGCCTGCAACGATTTATTGAACTCATCCTGAGCGTCCTTGGTTTCCTTGACCTGATCTTCCCAAGCCTCAAACGCTGTGACCTGAGTGGTAGTTGCATCAGTAACATCCTTCAACGCTTCATCGTAAAGAATTGAACCAATCGTCGCACCATAAACAGTTTCATTCAGCAACCCTTGCTGTGTGTTCAATTCCTTAGTCGAATCAATCTGAGAATCAATCGCATCCTTCACCGACAACTTCGCCTCAGCCAGATTCAACTCTGCTCGACGAATATCCATCGGTGAAGACTCAGGGTCTTTACGAACATCAGCCAGATTCTTCTCAGCATCAGCCACCGAATAGATAGCCTCCTCAACCGCAAACGTCGCCCGCTCCTGCGCCCTCTGCGCCCTATCCAACTCCTTCTGCGCAGCAATAGCTTCCGGTGAACCAGCACCAAAGCCACGCTCAATCTGAGCCAACTTTGCCTTAGCGTTAGCAAGATTCGTATTCGCATCAGTCAACGAAGCAAGCGACTTCTCCTCAGACTTGCTCGCCTTATTCAACCTGTCCTGCAAACGCTCAGACACACCAAGGCTCTTGTTGTATTCATCCAACTTTTCGGTGGCAGTTTTCAAAGCCTTCTTAACCTTGCCCAAACCAGTCGTATCACCAGCCAAATCATCAACTGAACCCTTGAAACTTGTTTGCTGATTTATAGCGTCACGAATGTTCAGTTTGTAATGATTTACAGATGTTCCTAATTTGTCAAAGGAGTTCATCAAAGGCACGATAGGGATTTGCTCTTTGACCGAAGACTTCATGTCTTCCCAAGCACCCTTGAAGTCAAGAGTTGCAGCTCTGTATGCAGCTCTTGAAAGATAGATGAACGGAGCGATTGCGTTAGTAGCGAGTGCGAAACCTACCGCTATGAACTTGAGTGTTGAAACGATGGCCTTGCCAGCACTACCTGATTCAAATAAGAGTTGTTGGAAACCTGCGAGCAATCCTTTTTCACCGATGACTGTGGTGACACGCTGTATGGCTGGGGCAACATTGTTGACCAGGTATTCCGAGAACTGTTGGAGATACGGCAATAACGCTGCGCCTACTGTTTCTAATATCTCACCGAACTGACCCTGCAGAATCTTTAACTGCCCACCGAAGGTTCCAGCAGCGGTTTCCGCAGCACCGCCGAACTGGTCATTCAATAGACCTACAACCTTTTCAAAGTCTTTGGACTTCTTGATGTTGTCGTCGAGTGGGATACCAAGTTTGGATAACGCTGTGAACTGTCCCTGGCTGGCCTTAGCCAACGCCAACGAAACAGACGCAAGGTCTTTACCTGTCGCAGCAGAAATATCTTGGGCAGTATTGAGAAGGTCTTGAGATTGAGTGAGGTCACCTGTCGCTCGAACCAACGTGCCTAGCGAGTCTCGAAGTTCCACGTCGGAGGTTCCGGTGCGAAGTTGAGTGACCGAGATATACCGTTCAGCCGAAGCAGTTAACGCCTCATTAGCTCCAAAGGTTTTCTCCAGCTGACGTTGTAACTCTGCCTGCGAAGCTTGATCCTCCATCGCAGCTTTAACTGATTTAGTCAACTCAACAGCGACAGCACCCAAAGCTGCGGTAGCCCCAATAGCCATAGCGGAAAACAATGGGGCAGTTTTCCCGACCTCTTTACCGAACCCTTTAATGTCACCGGATAGAAGTTTTAACCCAGCTTTAGCAGCAGCGGTATCAGAAATAAACTTAACAACGAACGTCCGCTCACCAGCCATGCGGACGATTCTACTAAAGAACGGTCAGCCCATTCCGCAAAGCAACAAACTCATCCAACATCGCAGAATAAAGTTCCTTACCTGACAAACCATCCCAACGAGAAATATCTGTAGGCGCATTCCACCAAGCCTCATCCAACACCTCTGCACCAGCACGACGCTGACGAGGTTGACGCACCTGCTTTGAGCGAGGCGATACAGGATTGACAACAGGTTCAACATCCAACTTGAACGATGAATCAAGTAACTCGCCATGACCCTCATGGAACTCGAACGGCTGATCGGGTGCGTGTTGAGGTAGATAGAAAATACGAGCAGGGTCTTTAGTCTGAGGGTCACCAACCAGCCCGATACGGTCATGCAACTCCTGCCACACCACACGCCATAACGACGCAGGTACTTTGTGCGCTAACGGCAAAACAAGGTGATAGTGAGGATCGTCTAGACGATGCGAATAGGTGGAGTAAGCGAACCATTCAAAACCGTCAAGACGTGCATGGTCAAACGCTTCACCGTCCATGTCAACCACAAGGGCTTCCACAAACCTCACATTACGGTTGCCTCTGGTAGTACCAGCGTCATACTCAACCGGAGACCACAACGCACCCGCAGCCTTGACAGCGTTCTCCTCATGCAACGACAACAGCTCTTTCAACTGCACCCAAGACGAAGCCAACGGCTTCGGATAAATAGACTTCACATTCTTAAACAGAACTGCCATAACCCCTCCTCCTAGAAGGGTACAGGAAACTCAGCCAAAGTCAAGAATCTTTTAGGGTATTCAAAACCTTCTGAATAGCGTCCAGATATTCCCTAGCGATGTTCTCTTTTTCCTTACGGACAGTAGGCCAGAAGAAATATGCCGAACGCCCACGATGGCGCAAGAACTGTTTCGTCCTAGGTCGAGCCTGACCACCGAACTCAGCACCAAAGAACACGTCACCCCTAGTCACCTTCCGCTTACGCTTGCGATTCGGATTGGACTTAGAAACAAACGCAGACTTCTCACTTAACTTAATAGTCGGGATACGGTCACGCCTAGCCCGCATCCCCTTCATCACCTCAATCGCCTGGCTTGAACGAGTAACAGTCGCAGCCTCAGCTTTAGCCTTCAGATTCAGATTCTCAGCCACATTCTGTGCAGCCTTACGCATCTCCCCGTCAAACCGTTTATCAGCCTTTGAAGCATCACGCAGAAACTCTGTGATACCAATAATCTGAATGGCATCGTTGTCACCAGTAATTGAGACTCGTCCTGCTCTACCAAAAACCGCCATAACAACAGACTACTTGTTTAGATGAATTGCTCTCCAACGCAAATAAGCAAACATCGTGAACAACATTCGAGGGTCTTCTGCCAGCAACACCGAAGGAGCGATACCTGTCTCAACAGACAGATACGCAATCATCCAATGGGCTGACTGATCTCCAAAGGGACGATCACAGCGTCAGCTTGGTTACCCAACTCCAATGCTTCAATCTCGTTAATCCAAGAATCAAAATCTAAACCGGTGCGCTTCGTGCGATATTCAGAATGCCAAGCCAAGAAACCTAAATCGGTGAGAGTTAGTTCGGCTTCAAACTTGGCAACGCTCTTACTGAACTTCTGTTCAAAGGCGATGAAGTCTGGGAACGCAGCAATAATGGTGCGCTTTGATTGATCCAATGACGACGTTACTTCTAACGCTATTTTCATTTTTCCTCCGCAGGGTTAAGGTTTAATTAGAAAAAATTATGCGCCAGAACCGGTCTTAGTTACAGCACCGTCGATTGGGTAGGTGATGCTCGCTGTGGCAATGTCGCCCACCGCCCCCGATACAGGTGTCCAAGTTAACGGGAGAGCCTGAAACGCATAAGAGGGATTGCTAGAAGAAGCAGCACCAGTTCCGTTTGGCTTGACTGTCATTGGTACAGCAGTACCAGCATTCCAAGCGTCGTAGAACAACTTCTCAATCGTTGGATAATCCTGATGCAACTCAAGTGTGATTGAGTTGTCTGCGAGACCTGCGATGCGTGTAACCGCACCAGATGAGCCGAACGAAGTTGTAGCTACTTCCGCTTTTGACAGGTTTAATGTTACTGATGCTACGTAACTGGTGATATCGGTGTTTGCCGTACCGAAGGTAACCGCCACGTTTGTAAGAACTTGCTTTGCCATATTTGTGACTCCTGCCTTCCGGCACTCGAAGATTTACTACTGAAACTCTACACGCTCGCAGGATTGCGCATCAACTAAGCGTACACCACCACACGGAAGTCAACCATCAGATAGGTCGCATCGTTGCCATCCATCGTGGAGATATTACTGGCAGATTCGACCAGCAAGTTCTGCACCACCCCACCCAACGAGCGATCCGATTCCAATGCTGCACGAACCGAAGTCGTACCTTCATAAGACAGATACCCATCCAAAGCAGTCTGAGCTGTGCGTTCCGCAGACCTACCCACAACCACAGACACAACGAAGATATGGGTGACCAACCCACCACGCATCGCCCCGTTGTACGTGATTGAATCCAACATAGGCCAAGCGAACGGAGCGTTCAGATTGTCTGGTTGCTGGGCGTAAGCCCTCAAGCCTGGGATCGTGGCTAAAGCGTTAGCGATACCAGTCTTAATCTCTGTGACTGAATAGCTCATGCAAATATCCGCATACGACGATACGGTTCAACCAACTGAGCCATATCAGGGTCAAGGTATCGAGACACACGGATAGCACCCAAGTCACCAAACCCAGCCACACCGAGCGGAGAGTCGTAGCGTTTGAAGATGCGTGAAGCCTGAATGATGGTTGCCTGTACTACTGGCTCCGGCACCGAAGGCCAACCGAACACAGCAGTCACCTGAACCAAAGCCTGCTCACCATAGTTAGCGTTCACCGTTGGGAACAGGTAATCGCCAACAGCACGAATCTTGTCATAAGCCCAAGTCAACCCGTCAAGATTTCCGTTCAACGGTTCAAGCTGATAATCGGAACGACTCCATGTCAAGTCAAAAGTTCCGTCAGCCTGAGTGGAACTTTTCAACGTCAACGCTGTTCCAGCGATGTCATCAATCGAGCAGTAGAACGAATCTTCTGCTTGAAAGATTCTTGCCTCTGCTGTGCCTGACTGCCAGAAACGACGATTGCAATAACCATCAATCAAGCGTGACGCTGCACCAACACAGTTATCAATCAAGTCGTCATCAAGGGTGTCAGCCGTTCCAATGCGGAGAGCTGCCTTCACTTGGTTTCTGGTTGCGTATCCATTGGTAATCGGCATAGTGAACTGATTCTAGTTGATTGACGCTGCACCACGATACGGCACACCCTCAAGGGAATAGTTCACGAACGGATTCAACGAATACACCTGACATGAATACACATCCCACAACCGTTGCTTCATCGCTCGAAGGTGCATCTCATACAAAGCCCAATGCGAATCACCAGGCACATAACCGTCAACCCTGTCA